TATTCTTTCATAGTATTATTCTTTATAGGAAAGGCCTTAGGATTAGATAATAGTTCATCTTTAGAGTGGACAATATATAGTAACATTACATTTATTGTTACACATTATGTTCATGAAAGAGTTTGGAATCTTATCAAGTGGGGTAAAAGTGAAGTTTAAAACCACTGGTTCTACAGGTGAACCAAAGGATATATTACATACAAAAGAATCTTTACAAGATGCTATTGATAGAAATATAAAGTTATTTGATTTAAAAGAATCAGATGTACTTTTGAATTTTATACCAAGACATACTATTGGTGTTTACATTATGGCAGTTCCATTAGAACAAGTTGGTGGTAAAGTGTTTGATAATAAATTCTCACCAGAAGTTTTTGTTGAGATGTTATCAGAGAAACCTACAAAATTAATATTAATACCTACAATGGTAAGGATGTTGAAAGAAAGTGGATTACGACCAGATTTAAGTGGAGTAGAACATATGGTAATAGGTGCTGAAGAAACATCAGTAGATGATATAGAATTTATATTAGAGTTGGGTGTACAAAAAGTAACACATGGATATGGTTCTACCGAGTGTGTACCAATAGTTTTTGGAACTGATTTTATCAAAGGTGATAAAGTTCATACTGGTTTACGAAGATTAAGTGGTTGGAATATTATGTTGGATAAAACATTACATTTAAAAGGAAAAGCTATGTTATCTAACTTTGATGGTGAATATTTTGATACTAAGGATATATTTACATTTGATGGAGAATTCTTCCATTGGAAAGGTAGAAGTGATAACATAATTAAGAACTCAGGATGGAAAGTAGTAAAGAAAAATTAATAAGATTAGAATCACCATTAGTTAAAGAATTTGAAGATTATCAATTATCTGATGATTTAGAATACCATGAAGGTCTGCCAAATGGTGATATAAAATATTTAAAACAAGGTTTAAAATCTTTTCAAGAAGATATCGGTGATTATGATGGGCAGTGGGTAGAAGAAGATTATAAGTGGAGAATCAAAAATGGTGATTGTTTTTTCACCATTCTACATAAAGAATATGATAAAGTAATTGGTTGGTTATGGGTAGGTACTAATGTGCATAAAACATGGGATACGAATGGGTGTCCTGTTTACAATACACCAAGTACTTTACCAATAAACAAACCTATAGAATCATCAAGAATTGAAATGAACTCTCGACAATGTTATGGTTATAATATATGGATTCATAGAGAATACTACGGAAAAGGAACCACTCATCATCTTGGATTCAACCACATGAGAAAAAAGGGATTTAAATATATGCTCTATGATATTGAATTATGGAACAAAAGAGCATTACAATTTGGGTTAAAAGGTTTACATGATGGTGGAATGGGTGCAAATATTGTTGATTTATTACAAAAGTAATATTTATTATGGATAGGAGAAAAAATTAATGAGCAGTATAATAACACAAGAAGCTATTAATAACTACTCACAAAAAAGTGAAGTTGAAAGTAGAGTAAAATCATATTTTGATTTTGTAACAGGCAGTGCTGGTGGATGGCCTAACAAGAGTAGAGCCGCTTTACTATTTGGTATGGATTTTACAATTGAAAGTGGTTCAGGAGATATTTATTTCTTCGAAACTAATACTAATTTATACTCTTCTCAAATACAATCTGTACATCCTGATTTTATTCCATCTGTTGCTAGATATGCTGCAACACAAAGTTATGATAATGTTATTGTATATGGTTCTATACCAGGTAACAGACCTTACAATAATTATTTGAATCCACCTATACCACAAAGACCATACATTTCTTCAAGTTTTGCATTACATAATATTAGTTGTTCTTTTAATGATACTGCTGATAGACAATATACTTCTATGAGAGGTAGTGATGACCATGCAAATACTTTTCATTTCTTTCATAGTGAACCAAATCACAAAGATGATAATTTATGGCCAATAATTAGTGGTTCGTATGATAAGGCAGATTTTAAAAGAGGTTTAGAATTATCACCTGTATCTTCAAGTTCCATACCTACATATGATTCATCATCAAAAACTGCAGGTGAGGGAATTGGGGATTGGCCAGATTATATTTCTAAAACTACAGGTGGAGATGCTTCATTTCAAGTAAATATGGGTGGTAGTATTTTCTTCAATTCATATCGTTCAGATTTAGAACCATCAAGTTCAATGGTATGGAATTGGTTGAATGTTACTGGTTCAGAGGGTGCAGCCGCTACAGGTAAAACAATGTTATCTGAAAAATATATAGTTGCATCTGGTAGTACACATAATGGTAAACAATACTCTGGTCAAGGTAGAGCATTAGTACTTTCTACACCAGAAGAAAACAAAATTATATTTTCATTTTTTAATCCAAGACACACAGAATTAATACGACCTGATGATAGAGTTGATGGTTGGGCAGTTTGGCCAATAAATCCATACACAGGATATAGTTCAATAAGTGGTAGTGAAATTCGTATGTATGATGGTTCAGTAAAGGAAGTTCAAGATGTAGAGGTTGGAGATGTTGTTAAATCATATTGGCCAGATAATATGAGTTTGAGTGATATAGATTATATGGATTACACCAATACAGAACTAACAGGTTCATTTAGTGGTTCGATAGTTGTAGGTGTTTCACAAGATGAAATAAGCGAATATTACTTGTTAAATGGAACAAAAAAATTATCAAAAATGAACTCTAAAAGTTCAGACTCAAACTATTTCGTTAAATCAGGAGATACTTGGAGTTGGAAAAAAGCAGGTGAGATATCAGTAGGTAATTATCTACTACAAGGAGACGGAACAGAATTAGAAGTTACATCACTAACGGAAGAAACAGAAACAACCACATTTTATTCATTAGATGTTGAGGATATTGATACTTACTTCCAAAGTGATATTTTAGTTCATAATCTACCAAAGAGGTAATATGAAATATAATAATGGTTTTAAATATTCAATACAAATTCCAAACTTTTTATCATCAGAAAAGTGTGATGAATTAATAGATGATATAAAAAAATCTGAAAAGGATTTAATAGGTTGTGTCGGAGATGAAAAGGGTAGAAATGCGATTATACCTGAAATTAGAAAAACAAATGAATGGTATTTAAGAGACCAACCACATAATGAATTTAGACCAGACAAAACTAATAAAGATTGGAAATGGTTGCAGGACAAAATGTTTCAAATGGTTAATATTGTAAATGATGATGTGTTTAAATTTGACATAAAAGGTTGTGATGACGAACTAAAATTAATACAATACAAAGAAAATGGATTTTATGGGTGGCATACAGACTTTAATGCCGGAGAATTTTCGACAAGAAAAATAACAGGTATTATTCAATTGACAGACCCGACTGAGTATGAAGGAGGAGAACTTCAATATGGTATTCAAGACAAACATACAAAAAATTGGTATTCAGTTGAAAAAATAAAAGGTTCTCTAACTTTATTCCCATCTTTTATGTGTCATAATGTAACACCAGTTACAAAAGGAAAAAGATATGTTATACAAGAATTTTTTACAGGAGATTACTTTAGATGATTGAAAATAATAGATTTGAGTGGTTTGTTCATTTACCATTTTTAAGTGAAGAGCAATGTGATGACTTACTAAAACAGGTTAAAAATGAAAATGGGTGGTCAAAAGCTGAAGTTGTAAATCCGAGCACTAACGAAAAGAAAGTTTCTAAATATAGAAAATGTGATGAACTATTTTTAAGGAAAGATTATAATCAAGATATTAAAAACGATTATGATTGGATTTTAAAAAAATTAGATACTATTGTGAGAATAACTAATAGTAGAGTATGGAACTTTAATATAGAAAGACCATCAGGTGATTTTAGAGTATTGAAGTATAATATTGGGAATGAATTTGGTTGGCACTCTGGAACAGATAAAGGTAGTTATTCTTTAAATAAAATAACTTGTTTAATACAATTATCAAATCCAGAAACAGATTTTGAGGGTGGAGATTTACATTTTGCATTCAAAGACGGAAATAGTGAGTTTCTAAAAGCTCCATATAAAAAAGGTTGGTTATTTATGTTTCCATCATTTGCAAACCATATGGTATCAGAATTAATTAGCGGAGAAAGATATATAATGAGAGAAACTTACATAGGGGAACCATTTAAATAATGTATGATTTTCAAAAGCAAGAAAAGTTTGAGTTCAATAAAAATAGTATAATGGACGGAAAAGATATTGTTATGCACGATTGGGAAGACAAAATGATGAAAAAACATGCCGAAGTTGTTTGTCAAAATGGTGGTGATATTTTAGAGTTAGGTTTTGGTATGGGAATTAGTGCAGGACATATTCAACAACAAGATATTAAATCACACACTATTATAGAAAAAGATAAAGATGTTCACAAAAGACTTTGTAAATGGGCAGAAGATAAACCAAATGTAAAAATAATCTTTGGAGATTGGTATGATAATTTGCCAGATGAAAAGTTTGATGGTGTATTTTTTGATACCTATAATGATATAAACAGAATGTTTTTACCACTAAGGTTGTTATCAGTATTTAAAGAAACCACTATCGTGAGTTGGTTTAATACATATTTAGATGAAGATAGTATATATTCCAAAAGTTTATTACAAAATAGTTTAGTAAAATATCACAAAATCAATATTAAAATACCCGAATATGTAGACTATTTTTTAAAAGAATATAAAGATGAATATTTTATTCCTGAATGGCGTGTTGGTGAAAACGATACAAAAGAAAAGTATATGGAAATATTACAAAAAATGAGAAAATAATGAAACAAAATGATAATTTTAAATTCGTAATTCATAGAGAAAACTTTTTATCAGTTAGTCAATGCCAAAAGTTAATGAGATATTTAGAAACAGGTGAAGCAACTGATTCTGAATTAGCAGGTAATTATCAAGATGACCTTATAAATAAAAAAGTTCGTGATAATAAAGAGGTTGTTATCAATAATAAACAATTAAATGATAAATTAAAAATGGTATTTGAGTTATCTAACTTATCTATTTGGAAATACAATATACAAGAAATGGAAAAAGTTAAAATATTAAAATATGAAAATGGTGGTAAATATAAATGGCATACTGATATGGGTTCAAAAGAAACTTCTACGAGAAAATTAACGGCAGTAATACAATTATCAGACGAAACAAAATATGAGGGTGGAGATTTAGAGTTTGGTATCACAGATGACTCGGGTGAAAATAATTACACCGCACCAAGAACAAGAGGTAGCATAATTATTTTTCCATCTTTTTTATCACATAGAGTTACACCTATTGTATCAGGTAAAAGATACTCATTAATAACTTGGATGAACGGAGATTGTTTTGTATAAAAAGAATAAAGATTTCAAATGGGCGATAGCAAGAGATAATTTTTTAACTGAATCAGAATGTAATGATTTAGTTGATAGAATAAAGAATAATAAGGAAATGATTGATAATAAGGATTTTATTGAAAGAAATGGTAGTTGGGTTTCTTTTAATGATGACCCAATCAAAGATAAAATATTTAATGTGGTTAAGATAGCTAACTCTATGTGCTTTAAATTTAATATTGGTGGTGTTGGTGGTTGTTATGGAAAACACTATTTTGCGAAAGACTTTGAAGACTTATGTGAAAATGGCCCACTACACGCTGATTTATCCACGGAAGATGGATTGGTGGTAGAATCATCAGAAGATGGTTCAGAAGTTTATCGTGATGAGGGATTAGAGAAAGAATTAGATGTATTTGACACCACTACAAAAATAACTACAATTGTTTTTTTGAATGATGACTTTGAGGGTGGGGATTTGGTTATTTGGGATTCACCAATTAAAGTGAAAAAAGGTAGAATAGTTATTTTTCCATCTTTCGCTGGACATAGAGTCAAGAAATTTACAGGTAAAGATAGATTTGTTTTAGCAACATTTATCAAGGGTGATTATTTTAAATAATTTACATTTTAGTAAATCACACTACTATTTATTTATATCTAAAGGTTATTCACAATGAAAACAAAAACACTATTTGACCATATAAAAGAAATTACAAATTCACAAAATCCAAATTATTGGGAAGAAATTTCTGATGCTGATAAAAAAACTTGGTCAAATTATATGGTTCATAGGTTTTTATCAATGAAGCCAGAGTGGATTGAAGTTGTAAATGAAATCCAAAGATATTGGGAATTAGAACCTAAATCAGTTTATCAATTCTACACCAATGTAATTCCCAAGAGTAGAACATTTCTCAGATACACAAAGTCTAAGAAGAAATCAAAGATAGAAAGTTGGGCTATGGATATATTATGTGAGTATTTTGAAGATAGTTCGCAAAATGTTGAAAAAACACTTGACATTATGGGTAAAGATGTTGTATATTCTATCGTATCCAAATATGGTGTAGACGAAAAGCAACTAAAAAAGATATGGAGTAAGTAATGAATGTTCAAAAAGAGCACATAAAAGACGCACCTACAAAGAAAGAAGTGGAAATGGTGGACACACAAGATGTAGTAAGATATATGGAAAGAACTTATCCTGAAATGACAGGTGAGTTCTTAGCAATACAACAAGAACAATATGAGTTGTTTTGTAAAAAGCAATACGACTACGGCCCACAAAATATTGCAGTGGGAACTATTCTAAAAACACCAGAGGATATCAAACTATCATTATTGGGTATTTGGTTTCGTATGAATGACAAGATAGAAAGATTAAAAACATTACTGATGAGAAATGGGGAACACGGAGTAGAGAGTGAACCCGTAACTGATAGTTTTTCAGATGTATCAAATTATGGAGTTATGGCACAAGTAGTGGCAAGAGG